AAAGCGTTACCGATGATCAACTTACCACCTGCATAAGCAGGCTCACCGTTCTTCATCTTTTGGTTGTTAACAGCCAGCATCATGGTGTCAGGGTTGTTGGAGATGGAGACCTTGCCACCTGCCTTCATGCCTGCTGGCGGCACGTCACGTGGTATTTCAAGCCGACCCCTACCTTCTTTGAACGCTTCAACCCAATTAAGCAAAGCTTCCTCTTCTGATATTCCTGCGTGGATGTGGTTTTGTCTTGCAACGTCCCAAGGCGTATTCATAACACCCATGCGACCATACTTTTTAGTAACCTCAATAAGCTCTGGTTCAGTAAAGTATCTACCGTCAACATTGAATAGCCCTGTGTTCTGCAAGTCACGAACATCAGACCAACCGCCCCTCTTCACAAAGTCTTGCGTGTATGGATCGTACTTACTGATTGGACGGGCGTTACCTTTGCCTTTGATCTGCCTGACGTAGCCGGGTCTTTCGCCAAGCAACATATCCGCCGCTTTTTGAAAAACGTCCATTAGGTTAGGGGCTTGCTCTCCTGTCAATATCCGATTTTCGGCATAAGCATTTGGGTTTTCAAAATATAGTTTCTTACCTAAATTGTAAATTTCTAATTGTTTTTCTTCAGGTATTTTTGCGTAGTTGTCATCGTATTCGCCGTATCTCAACCCATAAGGAAAGTTGTTACCATCGCCAGTAAATCCAATTGGATGCTTGCCTTTGCCGACTTCGATGGTTACATGTGGCTCACCCTTGGCATCAACCAAAGAGTAAACCTTGGCTTGACCGCTTTTGATGGCATCCCATCCGCCCAAACCATAGCTAGAACTACCGCTGTCACCTGAACTCTCAGTCCAATCTGGACTGTTTTGTGGTGGCTCGTAGCCTTTGACAGAGTGACCCATGGCTTTTGACTCAGCGGCAAAGTCGCCGGGGCGGTTCAGCTCCACCCACTTCAGTCCTTCTGGGTATTCTTTGTAAACAGGTAACTCAGCACGAGAGGTCATGCGATCCGCCGCCATCTTCCTCGCCATCTCTTGGTCATACTCAAAGGTGCGGCGTACTGCCTGCTCCATGCTGACCTTGTTCAGTTGCTCAGGGCGGATGCGACCAGCGGTTAGATCTTCACGTAGTACGTCAATAATGTGGTCAAATTTAAGAGCTTGAGGCATCCCACGCATTGTTTCGTAAACTGTGTCATAGGGGTTTAGTTTTTCAAGCCAAGGGTTTTGCTGTCTTGCTTTTTCCCCAAATTCTGTAGCTCTGCTTGGAGCAATCATTTCGTCAGCCATCTGCTCCCACATCTTGGCTGTTGGATTTGTTGCGGTCTCTTCTTCTGGAAATCCAAAACGCTTGCGTGTTTGAGCCAACTCTTCAGGTGTCCAAGTCATCTCAATGTTTTGCAAGTCTTGGGGTAAATGGCTGATGTCTTGCTCTGCCAGCTTGCGGACTGGGTCATCTGGTGTACCCATATCCTTCTTGACGTAGTTGGTCAAGTTGCTTTGAACCCACTTATTTATGGCGGCATCTTTTGCTCTGTTTTGATTGCTTACTGCGTCCTGCAAATCTTCTTCAAGCAACTTTGCTACTCGTCCTGCGCCACCCTTGTAGCCCGGCAAACTGGCGGTTTCTTTAAGATCTGCAATACGCTGGATAATTGCGGCATCAAACTCAGGGCCGTATGGTATTTCTTTGTTGGCAATTACGCCTTTAGCAATTAAAGGATCAAGAACCTTCTCAACATCACCACCAATCCAATTGCCGCCTTTGGGCTTGATCACGTTGGACTGCGTGTTAGCGCCCATACCCAAAGCCATCTCACGAGGTAGACCGCCGCGCTCTAAGGCTCCTTTAACGACTGGCTCCATACGGCGCTCTAGCGCCATACCAGCCTTCACTGCACCCTTGCCTGCCGCTCTTGCGGCTTGGGACGTGGCTGGGCCTGTCAAGTACTGCAAAGCCACCGCCTCTGGCAAGATGGGTGGGATCTTGTACTGCGTCTCAAGCTTCTCGAGGAAGTCGCCAATGTCACCAGCGTACTCATACGCCAAGGGCTGTGTAGGCTTGTACAGGCGCTCTTCCATGAACTTGTCAGCCGCCTCGTCACCTTTGAACAGTCGTGTAGGGATCGAGTTGATGCCCTGCGTTAATGCTGAGCCAAGGAACCTGCCAGCCTCTACGCCACCAGCCAGCTTCTCTAATGGGGATCTGTCAGCCTCTCGCTGGCGCCTGAGCTGGTTTTCACGCTCAACCATGCGCCTGCCCAGCTCTAAGTTTTGTTGGCTTGGGACGCCTACATCCACCCTGCCGAACTGGTCGCTGTCCTCGCCAAACTGTGGCAACTCCATCGCTCTTGGGTCATCAATGAACGGCATCGGCTTAGCAGGCTTGAAGTTCTTCGCCTTGATGTTCCCAACTCGTGGGTAGAACGCTGGTGTGTTTTCGTCAGCCATGGCTTATCCCGCTGAGTTGCTGTAAGCCCAATGATACCTTGGGTGTTGGCGTTCGTCCATCATGCTGAATACGGGTTCTCGCGCTTCTTAGCCATACCACTGTCAGCATAGTCGTCCTCATCATAGTCGTCCCTTGGGGCGCCGTCGATGTCCAGCCACCCAGCATCACGTAGGAACCGCAAGCCTTGGGTGCAGGCGTCCACGAAGTCGTCATGCGTCGAGTCAGGGAAGCTACATATCTGGCTGACCATACCTTCAGCCCAGTCCTTGACGTAGCCCTTCCTGACACTGCTCTCAGGGATCCAGACACGCCCAGCGGCGATGATGTTGGACACGATGTTTAAGCGTTGGAGCTTGTCAGCGCGACCGGGGTTGTACGCCCTCACAGGCAAGTGCCCACGTTGCAAGTCTTGGATCAAGCTTATGCCAGCGGACTTGTCCTCCACAAGGATCAGGTCAACGCGCTTCTTGTCCTTACCCTCACCGTACACCACGTCGTACTCCTCGATCACCTTGGGACGCAGGTCTGGGTACTGGAGCCTGTCCTGCCAACAGTCGATCACCATCGCGGACATGGGGCCATCGAGGGGCTTGAACACACCGAACGTGATGGCGGCTGTCGGATCGTTGGCAGTCTTCTCTGAGGTTGCGCAGTCGTATGACTGGATGATGTACTCGAACTTGGGGAACGGCTTGTTTGGCGCCCACAGCTTGAACATGTCGCGCTTAACGATACCTGACTCTTCTGGGTCTATCAGCTCTGCGTGGATCTCCTGACGCCCTATGGTGGTTCCTTCATAGCTGAGGATCTGCTTTTGGAAGCTTGGGGCGAGGTTAGCTAGATTGACGTAGGTAGATGCCGTCGTCAGGGCTACGTCGTCTCCTTCACGCCCTACAAGCTCTACGATCAGGTCTTTGGGTCGTGGGGTAGTCGTGGCAATGATCTGTGTCCTGCCGTCAGCCTTCTTAAGACGCACAGCAAACTGGATGTTGTACCAAGCTTCGTCAAGGTAGTCCCAAGCCGCAAGCTCATCGAGCCATGCACCGTGGTACTGACCACCGCGGAAACGATCAGGCTCGCTGGCGCTGATACCCTTGATCAGGCTCCCGTTGATCAGCACAATCTCATGCAGGGCTTTGTTGTAGTCTTTGATCAGGATCTCAGGGATCACAGCCATGAGTCCTGACTCACCCTCGAAGCATGTACCGCGGACGTCCATAGACGTAGGAGCGGAGACCAGCCAGCGGGTGTTTGGGTTCTCCCATGCCCACCACCAAAGTTGCTCCGCGGCAGTTCTAGTTTTACCAGCGCCACGGCCTGCGAGCATGAGCCAGATAGACCAATACGTACCTTGGGGTAGCTTCTGGTGATTGAAGGCGCCTGAGAGCCACTTAGCGCGTCTGGCGTATGCCATCGCGTGGTAGGGGCCCAAGCTCTTCCTAATCTGTGGGTCAGCAAGGATGTCCAGAACGTCCTGCTCTATGACCTCGCTCATTCAGCGATCCTGATCAGCTCAAGGCGCTTGATCGCCACGTCCATGACCGTCTTGATCTCGCCGTCAACGATCATTGAGTCCACCTTCTCCTCTGGCGCTCTGTACTCAGCGTACTTCTTAGGCGCCATACGAGCGGCTGTCCATTTGCGTGTGTCGACCCGAAGCTTCATCCATGCCACGTAGGAGGAGTCGAACTTGACCTCGATCTGCTCACCGTTCTTGCCAGTCACGTAGCTCAGCTCTGGCGGTTGGTCAACAATGTCGATCAATTCATCGAACTGCGTCTCAGCCTGAAGTTCACGCGCACGTGCGTATTTGTCGCAGAAGCTTGCTTCAGCACCCAACCAACGGAACACAGTTGCCTTATCTGGCATACCTTCATCTTTACAGATTTTGTTCAGGCTCTCCCCTTCTGCTAAGCGTATGCAGATGAGGTTACCCATGTGTTCTGTGTAAGTGTTCCCTCTTGTTGTTGTCACTTCTTTTGTTTGCGGCTTACCTGTCACATCGGCGACTGTGTCGCTGGAAAGATCTTTTGGTTTCTTTGCCATCACTGAGCTCCTTTAACGCAAAGTTTAACGGATCTTTTCGTTTGTGTGCAATCAGTCCTTCAATCCCCTCATGATCCTTCTATCCATGTCCTTGATAGTTAGCTTGAATTCTTTGTTTTGTTTCTCTAGGTTTGCGGCTTTTACTGTGGCGTGTTTCAGTTTTGACTCGAGCTCCTGCACCTTGAGCTGTAGCTCTGCAATCGTTTCCTGCTCAGTCATTCTTCGTCCCAAAAGTCTTGAGACCATGCGAGTACGGGAGTCTGTAGCCCTAAGTAGCCACCCTCGATGTTGAACTCGATGAACTCTCTGGCTTCGTCAGAGCTTATGCCATCCTTCATGAGTATTTCTCTTATCTTTTCGGCGTCGTACACCAGCACCTGAACCTGTTGGCGGTCACGCCAGATCATGGCAGGGCCAATGATTGCTTCGTCATAGCCTTCGTACTTGATCATTTCTTGAGTCCTCGTACAAATGCGGCGAAGCTTTGTGTTGTATCTCCACCATTGCGCATCTTGTCGAACTCGAGCGCTACCTCTTCCAAGGTGTCGTTCCTAATCTTGTTTGTGATGGGGTCGAGCTGGCGTTCGATCATCTGCCTTTTGCGCCAGCCCAGCGCCCTCTCCCAAATGTTTAGCTCTGCTTCGCTCATGAGTTTTTCTCCAACAGGGCGGTTTCGATCTTCTTTGCCCACTCGAGCACCATGATCATATTCCAGTTGGAGCTCTCAGCAGTTACGCCTAGCGCCTTCTGAATCTCTTCGTCCGTCAACCTCTTCCAAGGGCGAACGTATTCCTGAATATCGTCATCATCCATTGTTTCTTCCCTCTGGTTTTGGGCAATCGGTTGGAGGGATGCAAGCACACCAGACGGCTTTGTACTGCCCTCTGGGAGCTACTTCCCACCTGTCAATGTACACGTCAGGCATGGCTTTCAATACCTTCCTGACGTTGCTCTTTGGTCTGTTTAGCAACTCAGACAGATCCTCTAGGGTCATGCCATCAGGTATTCCGCGAAGCGTAACCCGTATGCTCTTGATCACAGACAGCATCAAGAAGCCCCTTTATCGGGCGTTTGAGCCGTTTTCTGGTCGCGTTGAGGGTCAAGGTGCTTAAGTAGTTGATCGAGGCTCATAGAGCCCGTTTCCTCAAGTCGTTTGATTTCGGTCAGGACGCAGTCAACCCCTGCGTTGAATCCTTGAATGTATGGGCTCATGTTGGTCTCGCTCATGCTGTTACCTCTTGAGCCAAGATAGCCTGCAAGCCTGCAAGCATTTGCTCAGCTTCTGTACGAGTCAGGGTGGTGTGGGCTGTACACCCACGCATTTGCAGGTGGAGCCAAACCCCTCCTTCGTCCCACTGAGAGACTGTTACGCGATGACCACACTCGGTGGTAACGGTTGTTTCAAGTTCAAGTTTCATGATGGTTCTTTCAAGTAAGCCCCCGAGGGGGCGGGATTTTAGGCGTCGTCGAGCATGAGTTGGCTACGGGAGATAGCGTCGTATTTGGCGATGCGCTGTCCTTCTTCGTCAAGCTCGTTGATTTGGTTGCGAATAGCATTCAAACGTAGACCAGCGGAGGCGCAAGGCTCATAGCTAAGAACTACGCCATTGTTGTAGGCGGCATGGTATTCTTTTTTCAAGGCGCGGTAAGCGGCTTCTGCTTTGTCCTCAAGGGCGCACAGCTCGTCCATGGTGAGCTTTTGCAAAGGGTGGCTGACCTGATTGGCAACGCGCAAGATGCCAGTGTGACCAGTGCCCTTCAGAAACTTGACCATGTCAGCAAGCAAAGCCTGCTTGGAGTCAGCGTAAAACTCGATGGGAGTGTTTTGCAACTCAACAACATTGGTGTTAATGAAGATGCCTTCGATTTCACCAGTGAAACAACGGTCGTCTTGGTAGACGTAAGCTTTGTAAATTTTTGCCATTTTGATTTCCTTCAAGTAACCGCCTTATTGGCGTGAATGAATTGTAAC